TTCATAATTTCACTTTCAAACGCATAAGCCCCATTTCCAAAATAATAATAAAATTCACTTTCGCCATTTTTTAATAAAATACTTACGGTTTTTACGGTCCTAATTTTTTCCTCACCAACCCTGCAACACTTGTCGCCTACCTTGTACTTAGCGTTTTTCATTTTTTAAAAATCCAACAATGCACAATTTTCCCTAGTATTACAGAATTTATTTTTTTCTGCTTAATAAATTTATGACGCTTAGAGTTGACTAATAACGCTTTTAAAGCATCAACATCAATCTGCTGCCGATTTTCATCAGCCATTTTTTTGAATAGTGGCAAACTAATGGCTATCAAGTCAGGGTCTTTTGAGTGATTAATTAACTGCTCAGATTCAACAGTCGTAAATTTATCCGTCGAGCCGATTTTTTCGTTAAATGTGTCGTAAATCTCCCAAAATTTCTGCACCAATGGCGTATCTGCCTGGCACGCCGTTTGGCGCTTAACAGCCAAGTCAACCATAAATTCAATCCATTTTTTTAATCGATGATCGTCAAATTCAGGCACAATCAATTTTAAGCACTTTCCAAACGCCATAATTTGCGCGTGCCCCTCAGCAATTCGTGCGTCTTTTATGTTTTTTCTATTGAGTAAAAACTCGGTATATTCGTCAAACCAAATGCCGTATTCTTCCATTATTTTGCTTTCTTTGCTAAGTGCGTCGTGCAAAAAATGAATAACTTGCTCGCCTTTGAGTCTCTTTAAGCGCTTAGATGCCTCAAAACCCTCGTGAGAAAATCCCCTTTTATTCGCCACGCATTGCACAATTCGGTTAAGGATTTGTGGCTCACCTTCTACCGCTGCGTTTTGAGAAATCACCAATGTCCCAAGAAACGGCACACTGTCAATGTTAATTCCGTTGTTTCTAATCCCCCTGCCATAAGGACTATGTCCACTGTGCAGGGTTTTCACCTGGTCCATTGAGAATTTTTTACGATGACCTTCAGCCATACTGCGGTCACCTTCTAGCAGTACCGCTGGAATATTGGACGCTTGCATAAAGTAGCGCGCCAAGGCCGCAGGTGTCATTTTTTCAGGATCTTCACCCTCAAAATCTGCTCGCCCGATTAACTTCCAAAGAAAACTAATAACCGAGCTCTTGCCAGAATGGGCGATGCCCGTGTATTCAAAAAAAGTTATCTCACCATGCCCGTTACGACTTCTAACCTGTGCTGCGAACAGGCTCATGCACCAAAAAGCCAAAGCAGTTAAACCCTCGTTGCCACTTGATAGATAAAAATCATCAAACCACGCTGATTTTTTATCATCAGGGTTTGGAATATCCCAGCCATCAAAAGTGCTTTTTAGCGCTAAATTACCGATGTTTAAATAATCGTGCTTATTGGCTTTGACCATCCGACCATCTTTATAGCCAAAATTTTCAAACACATAAGCCTTATGCGTCGGACTATAGCCCATGTGCCTAATGGTTTCAACTGTCGGCTTGCGCACAGATACCCATCCGTCTGATATTTCATTCATTTGCGCAGCGCTACCTCTAAACGACGACTGCCCTACTTTGCCCCATAAGGCCGTGTGAAAGGTTTTAGCGTCAATTGTCATATTCGCCGCCAACGCCACTTTTTTGCTTTTTTTAACGCCGTTTTGCGCGATGTCAAAATAATAAGAATACATACTATCGATTGGGTCAAATTGGGTGTATAAAAGTGTCGCAACCGCTGTGCCAATGCGGTTGCTTTTAATTGATGGGGTGAGTAAATTAACCACTTGAAAGTAATTTTTATCTTCAATAGCTTGATAAACTTGCTCGTTCTCTTCAGCGTTTGCTTCGTCAGTCAAGGAGCACCCGAAATAGCAATTTGCAAAAGTAACTACCCTTTTGTTTGGCGTAAATTTGTTTTTTACCCTGGCTTCAACACTCAGCCAAGCCATACGCTCAGATGCACTTTGCGACACTAACACTTGCCCGCGCCACCAATAATCTTCCAACAAATCAACATTAAGCGCTTTAACTCGATACAAATCGTTCCAATCGCGCTTGTCGGAGGGATAATAAACCTCAACCTTTTCATCCATGTCGCGTAGGATTTTTGCCCATTTTTTGCTGGCATAACTGCCAGCATCACCATTGTCCAGCGCCAAGCACCAGGTGATACCCTTGTCTTTATGTTTATCTATTAGATTTTGCGGAAAATTGCTCGTACTCATTGCACTCGCAACCTTGTAATTCATACCCTGCATCAAAGCGATAGCGTCAAAAATCCCTTCAGTTATGTAAATCCTGTCACCCTTAACAATTCGCTGCGCTGGCGGTTGCCAGCATTCGTCTTTATAAGTACTGCCTTTTTTAAAATGCGCTTTGTGAGTAAATAAATGCGCATCTATAATGCGTTCCCAATAAGTCTCGCCAATCGCAAACCGCACTGTGGCTGATTGCTTATTGCTGTAACCAAAGGTTTCCTGAGAGTACCAACTCTCGTCAATATCAAGCCCGCGTTCTGTTAAATACATCTTAGCGGCCGCCTTAGGTCCGTCGCCTGCGGCTTTAGTAATAGATTCTTCGGTAGATATACCTGCCCTATTGCCCAATAACTTCATCGCATTTACAAAATCCAAACCTTGCGTTTGCTGCACAAACTCAACCACATCGCCTTTGCCACCGCATTTAAAGCAATTGAAATAATCGTTATTAACGCTAAATGAATTTGAACTGCTTTCACATAACGGGCATTTGCCTCTATTGGCTTTAAGCGCTATGCCAAAATCATTTACAATCTCACTTAAACTGCTCGCTTGCTTAATTTGATTAATTCTATTTTGGTTCATATTCGCTCCTCATGACTTTAACGACTTTCAAAACCTCAATATAATCGTGGTCAAATAGAGCAACTAATGCCGCGTGCTGATAGCCCAACAATTCATTAACAATGCAAAAATCACTAACAGTTGCGATTGCGTCGAAATTTTTGCTCACAAAAGACTGGTCCATCAATATCTGCGTGTAATGACTCGCCTTGTCCAAATCTTCCAGTCCATTTTTATCTTTATAACGCAACAAATATCGCAAAACGCTAAATTCTGCAGCGTTAATGTGATTATCCAGAGACCAAATTAATGGCTGTATTTTGTATTTCAAATAATGATTACCACCCACCTGCTTATTCATATAAACCCCTATCATTCAATCGAGACTGCCAAAGCATCGCTTCCTTGGCGCTTTTAAAACCACTTGACAATAAGCGTAAATCCTTGCCATTTTTTACTGAAGATACTTTCCAACTACCTAGAAACATATGTACTACAAACTTTATAGAGTCTGAGTATTTAACATAAGTGTTGCGGTTTTTCATGTATGTAAACCCTAATCGATTAACAGTGATAATGTGATTACTCACTTTCCCCGCCTGTTTTTTCTAATTCTTTTCTTATTTCAATCATATTAACCATCCAGGCTCTGTTGTCTCGATTGTGTCCGCTGACAGGCTTTCCAATTTTTCGACAGGGAATACTTCCACAAGAACACATTGAATTTACTGCATGAATTGAGAATCCAAACGCTTCAGCGTAAATTTTCGCTCTGACCTCGGGCAACTTGCTGGCTTGTTCTATTGCTTCCATTTTTGTAACTCCGTTTTAAAAAAAGTGGATACAAGGTAGGCAAACAGCCAAATATCCGCGTTTTTGTTGTGTTATAATTAAAAACTTTTAAGCATTTTTAAGTGCTTTTAAGTGTATTCAAGAAGTTTTAACTTCTGTTGCGTATTATAAACAGAAGTTAAAACTTCTGTCAAGGAATTCATGAAATTAAATGAAAGATTAAAATTAATCCGCACTACAGAGGGGTTTACTCAGGTTGAATTTGCCAAACTAATTGGCGTTTCTTGTGATGCGGACTTGCGCCAAATAGAGTCTGGAAAACGAAAAAATATAGGCTCAGATAAGATAGAAAAGATATGCCTCCGCTTCCCCGAATACGCCCTGTGGCTGACTACTGAGCAAGTCCAACCGCCACACCAAATCAGTCCAGATTTAGCAAAAAGTAATAAGGATTCTAATAATGCATCAGCTAGGGCTAAAGTCAAATTATGAGTGAAATAATCTCATTTAAAGTACAGGGGTCTGATTTATATCAAGTCGATTTTATCAATACTATTGATAAATTAAAAATACACTGTTCTTGCCCTGCAGGGCAAAATTTTACGGTTTGCAAACACAGGAAAAATATCATGAATGGCATCACCGATAATATTACATCTGATAATAAAGAGCAAGTTGACAAGGTGAAGCAATGGGTTGATCTGTCAATATTTCTAGAATTATTTGACTATTTAGAAACTTTAGAAAAAGACAAAAAACGAATACTGAAAAAAGTGGCGGATACAAAAAAACACATAGCAAGGTACATGGATCATGGATGATAAGGATATAATCCCTAAAATTGTTAGCACACTTGACGCTTCGTACATTCAAAATATGGCGGACAGTAAAAACCCACCTAAAGCTGTGTTTTTGGGTAATTTTCAAAGCATGTCACTCACCGATCAAAGGCACTGGTGTAAAGCAAATAATTGGTTTTATGCTGAGCACATTGCAATGTGCTCACTGGATGACGAGCAAGTGACCGGGTTGCTTCATTTGTGGAAAACAATCACCTTAAAAACCAAACTTATTGTCATTGGCAACGCTTACAAATTTTCAGATATAGAGTATCTCCTAAATAGAAACACACCTAAAAGAGCTGAAAAAGGCATGCCTTTGCTCCGTGTAGGTGTGACAACAATAATGGAATCAGAAATTCACAAATATAATCCTGACTATCTAAATATCGACAACAACACCAGCTGGTGTTTTAAGCTAAAACCTTGAGCATTAAACGCACAAAATCAGGCAAATGGCGGGCAGATGTCAATGTCGGCGGTCGCACTTGCGTCGGCGGCAAGCGAATCCGTAAAATATTTTCCACAAAAAGAGAAGCGCAAAATTTTGAAGCCGCCACCCGTGGCAATCACGCCCAGGGCAAGCCGTGGGACTTGGCACGCAAGAAGCAAGACTATCGACTAAGCCAACTTGTGCAAGACTGGTACGACATTCACGGACGCAAATTAAAAGATGGACACAAGCGAGTCTTAACACTCAATAAGTTAATTGATAATTTCAACGATCCTTGGCTGTCGGACTTTACCAGTAAAGATTTTTTAATATTCAGAAGCAAAAACAATTCGGTGAGTGACAACACGCTAAACCATTACCAAACCTACTTGAATGTAATGTTTAAGCGATTGATTGAAATCGGGCAGATTGACACAAATCCGATTGATAAAGTTAAACTGCTGCGCTTCGACCCCACCGAGCTGGCATATCTCACAACAAATGAAGTTAGCGAGCTACTGGCCCATTTTAAGCCAAAAAAATCAGACGCCTACATGGTCACCAAAATATGCCTGTCCACAGGCGCCAGGTGGAACGAAGCCGTGAGCATCAAAAAATCAAGCATCAGAAACGATAAAATCAGTGTTTTAGGCAAAAATGGCAAAATCAGATACCTAATAGTAACTAAAAAATTGGCTGATGAAATAAAA